TTGAATGACGGCACAAATACTTGGCTGTTTCAGGAAATCCTTGTCACGGCAATTACGCCTAGCACGACTGTGCAGGTATTCCAGTTTGTGCTTCTAAACCAAGCGCTAATCCTTGCAAACGGTTGGTCTTTGCGTGCCAGTACGAACAACGCTGAGACCTTCAACATTCAAGTAACGCGTGCGGGTGACTTCTAATGAATCCGGGTACATTCCAAGGCGCGGGAATCGGTACCGTCGCCGGATCAATTAGCCGTTATATCCAGACTCCAACAATCACTACATCGCGGGTTATTCCGGTTCCGCCGGGAACTCAGCGAATTGAGGCATTGCTTGTTGGCGGTGGTGGCGCAGGCGGATCAGGATTCGGCGCTGGTGGCGGCGGATTTGGTGGCGCGGCCATCATGGAAATACCAGTCACCGGATCATCATTGGTTGTCACGATTGGCGCTGGCGGATCTAGCAACGGCGCCGGCGGCTCCACATTCATCACATCGGCTGGCACGCGTTACGCGGAAGTCGGTGGCGGTGGCGGCTCAGGCTCTAGCAGTGCCGGGCGATCTGGCGGCGGCGGCGCAGCAGGCGCTTTTGGTGGGCCACCTCCGATAGGAAAAATGTTGTGGACTGCTTATGCGCAAAACGGTGCGGGCAGTGCTTCAATAACAAACTATACCGCATATGCGTATGCAGGGACTGGCATTATTGGTATTACTGGAACTACTGGCGCCTTAAATGGAATCATGGGAGCCGGTGGCGGCGGTGGCGTTGGTGGCGGCGGCGCTGGTGCAGTCGGCGGCGGTGGTGGTTCGAATACTGCTTTCCCAGCCGGCGCTGGCGGCCCCGGAAATTTTGGTGGCGGTGGCGGCGGTAGTTATTACGGCGGCGGTTTCGGCGGTAATGGCGGAAGTCTCACAAGCCTTTCAATTTGGGGATTCACGGGTTTTGCAGGCGCTCCTACGCCGGGCGATAACGGTGGTGGTGGTGGCGGTTTGTTAGGCGCTGCATCTGCTGAAGCAGGTGGCGCTGGCGGCGGCGGTGGCGGCGGCGGTGCTGGTGTTTCCGGTGCCGGTGGCGCTGGTTTTGCAGTAATTCGCTTTTACTTGTAAGGCAATAACATGACCAAAAGATTTGCAATTATTAAAGGCGACATAGTCGATAACATCGTATTAAGCGATGATCCTTTAGATGTTGATGGCCTTTGGATAGACATTACTTCGATGTCTCCTGAACCATTGATAGGATGGGGATATGTCAACGGTGCTTTTGTTGCGCCGCCCGAAAAACCATATGTTCCGCCATCCGTAATCACCAAGGCGGCATTTCGGTTTCGGTTTACAGATCCCGAATATGTTGGGATTTTGTCTGCTGCAAAAACCGACATCAACGTAGCCTCGTGGGTTGAGACGTTTAACATGCTGTCAACCGTTGATTTGAAAAACCAAAGGACTATTGATGGCGTTAACAACCTTGTGAGCGCGGGTCTTCTTACCGCTGACAGGGCAAATCAAATCCTGACTGCGCCAGTTCAGCCGGGTGAAATGCCCTAATGATTAGCGAGTGCAAAGTTCCAAGCCTGAATCAGGTTTTGGGACAAAAATATCCTGAATTAAAATATGAAATATCCGATGACTTTGTTGGAGTGTATGACAACGTCTTTAGCAGGGACTATTGCAATCGCTGGATAAAGCATTTTGAAGAGGCCGATGCAAACGGGCTTTCGTACAACAGAGCGCAGGGGATGGGTCGAGAATCCCATGTAAACGCAGATCAAGCGATTGATTACGCTCAGGCCCAGTTTTATCACAACCATGATATGAAACTGGAATGTGCAGAATTTAACGCTCTGTTTTGGGATGCTTGTTATTCAGTTTATGCAGAAAAATTTTCGATTCTAAAAAACTCAGAATCGCACAAAATTTACACGGTAAAAGTACAAAGAACGCGACCAAAAGAAGGCTATCACATTTGGCATTGTGAAGATTCCACGCGTCTTACTAGAAATAGACTCCTGACATTCATGGTCTATTTGAACGATATAGAAGACGGCGGAGAGACCGAGTTTTTGTATTTAAGCAAACGAGTCAAACCGGTCGCCGGCCGAGTAGTGATATGGCCATCTGGCTTTACTCATACTCATCGCGGTAATCCGCCGTTAAAAGATACGAAATACATTATTACTGGCTGGATAGAATTCTGAGGGATAGTGATGGAAATCAATCTGAAATTGACGGTAGAGGAAGTAAACATGCTTCTTGGCGTTTTGGGCCAGATGCAAAATTCGTCTGGCACGTACCCTTTGCTTGTAAAGATCAAGCAACAGGGCGTGCAACAAGTTCAAACTCCAGTGGCTCTGACTTCAGAGCCGCCTGAAATGCAAGTAAACTAAAGACATGGCCGCAGCAACTAACCCGCTGACTTACAACGGTTACGTAACGCAAGTTGCGACGTTGGCTGTCGTCAATACGACGACGTCTGCGGGCGTTGTTGTTGGCGTCGATACCGAGTTCAACAACCTGATTCCACAGATGTTGAACTATGCTGAGTTGCGTATTCAGCGCGACGTTGATTTATTGCCGTCTCAAACGTCTGCTAATTACGTGCTAAACGTAGGCAGCAATCTCTTGCAAGTTCCGGTCGATGACTTTGTCACGATCCAAACGGTTAGCGTGGTTAACGGCACTGCTCAGTTGCCATTGCTGCCGGCAACCAAAGAGTTTTTGCAGAACGTTTATAACGATTCGTCGTCGACCGGTCAGCCTAAATACTTCGCCATGTTTGGCGGCGACCAAGCAAGCGGCGGTAATACGTGGAACAACCTTGTGTTTGGCCCGTATTCTAATAACGCTTACTCGATCGCAATTACGGGCACCCAGCGCTTGCCCAGCCTGTACAAATTTGGCGATACGGCAAACGCCGGTACAGCAACCACCTTTATTAGCGCAAACCTGCCTGATCTGTTGATTCAGGCGTCCATGATTTACATCAGCCAGTTCCAACGCAACTTTGGCGCGGCGTCGAACGATCCCAACATGGGACCGACGTTTGAGTTGCAATACCAGAACCTGCTGAAATCCGCATTTGTTGAGGAGGCGAGAAAGAAGTTTGCAGCATCGGCGTGGTCGTCGATGTCACCCCCGATGGCCGCTACCCCGACGAGGTAGCGTATGCCTCACGCCTCAGTCAAACTCAAACCGGGTATTGACCAAAACGAAACGCCAGCCCTTAACGAGGCTGGTATTTCGTTTTCTAACCTCATCCGTTTTATCTACGACCGCGAAGGTCTGGGTCTTATTCAAAAGTTGGGTGGTTGGACAAAGTTCTATCCCAACACGATTGAGTCGATTATCCGTGCCTTGTGGGCGTGGGAAGACACCAACTCCAATTCGCACTTGGCTGTTGGCACGCAGAACAACACTATCACGGGCGTTGCAAACCTTAGCGTCATTACAAATGGCCTGCGCGATAACATCACGCCGCAGACGCTAACAGACAACCTTGCTTTGCAGTTCTCGACGACCGCGGGTAGCCCCGTTGTCACCGTTACCGACACCACAAACACCGATATCTCTGACTTTGACTCTGTTTACATACAGGTTCAGGTTGCTATCGGCGGACTAATCCTGTTCGGCAACTATCGAACTTTTGCGATCAGCAGCACAACGTACAACATCATTGCGACAGATTTGCTGGGCGCACCGCAGGCTGCAGCCACTTCATCAACAACCGAAGTGCTGCCTGAAATTGACGTTACGTCGGGATCGGCAATTGTCACTATCACGCTGCCAAATCATGGTTATTTGGTGGGCGATACGTTCCCAATCCTTGCGTCGACAGTGGTAGGTGGCGCAACGTTTTATGGCAACTACATCGTTCAAGATGTTTTGAACGCCAATGAGTTTACGATCATCTCGACGATGCTTCCAACGTCGTCAACGACCGGATTTGTAAACGGCAACGATGTTCGAGTGACCTACAATTTCGGCGCAGCGCCGGGCGCCGTAGGTTATGGATATGGCGGCAACGGATACGGTTTAGGCGGATATGGCAACGGCGTCTCGCCAGCCTCTCTGGCCGGCAGCGAAGTAAGTGCCTTTGATTGGACGCTGGATAACTGGGGCGAAGTTCTTATCGCCTGTCCGCGCAACGACACGCTGTATCAGCCAATCTACGAGTGGAATCCAACATCGGGAATCCCAGTCGCAAGCGTTATCCCTGAAGCCCCGATGGTCAACGATGGCGTGTTTGTGGCTATGCCTCAGCGCCAGATCATCGCGTGGGGATCTACGTTCAGCGGCGTGCAAGATCCGCTGTTGATTCGATGGTGCGACGTCAACAACTACAACTCTTGGATTGGAACGGTCACCAATCAGGCCGGTTCGTATCGCATTCCAAAAGGCTCAAAGATCGTCGGCTGTTTGCAGGGCCCGCAGCAGGCGCTGGTGTGGACCGATCTTGGCGTCTGGGCCATGCAGTACGTGGGCCCGCCGTTTGTATATTCGTTTAACGAGATCGGCACTGGCTGCGGATTGATTGCTAAGAAAGCCGCGGCATCAATCTCGGGTTCGGTGTATTGGATGGGCCCCTCGCAATTCTTCAAACTGTCGGGAGAGGGCGTGGCTCCGGTCGCGTGCCCGATTTGGGACGTGATTTTCCAAGACCTCGACCAGACCCAACTTGACAAGATTCGTGTCGCCGTGAACTCGCGATTCGGTGAGATTACGTGGTACTACCCGACCGAAAGCAATGGCGGTGAAGTCAACGCCTACGCGAAGTACAACGTGTATCTGCAGCAGTGGGACTACGGCACGCTTGCTCGCTCGGCATGGATCGATCAGTCAGTGCTTGGTCCGCCGATTGGCGCAGACCCGGATTCGCTGTACATCTACCAGCATGAGACTTCGACCGACGCTGACGGTCAGCCGTTGCTGGCCAGTTTTCAGACCGGCTATTTCACGATGTCGAACGCCGACGTGAAGATGTTCGTCGACCAAGTGTGGCCCGATATGAAATGGGGCTACTTTGGCGGCACGCAGAATGCCACGGTTAACCTGACGTTCTTTACGACGGACTACCCGGGCCAGACACCCCAGCAGTTTGGTCCATATCCGCTCACGCAGAGCACTACGTTTATATCGCCTCGCTTCCGCGGGCGTCTCGTATCGATCAAGTTGGACAGCACTGATGTCGGTAGTTTCTGGCGTATCGGTAATATCCGATATCGAACCAAAGAAGACGGTAAATTCTGATGACGACGTCACTAACAGACATCCTGACAACTCAAAAGAATGGCGTGATCGCCATCAACAATCTTGCGAGTTATACCCAGACGATTGCGAGTTACACGACCGTGCTTGCTGGGACCGATCAGTTGGCTCCGCCCACGGGTGGCACGACGAGTTATGCGACGATTTACACGGCGCCTGCCGGGGTGATTGGCCGAATCTCTGAGATTGATATTTGCAACGGCAATGCTGCCGCTGCAACTTTCTACATTCATTTGATTCCCGCAGGCGGAACGGCAAGCACCTCGAACGCTCTGTTCTATAACGCACCGATCAACGGCAACACGACTGTGCAGTGGACGGGCGGTCTTGCGCTTAACGCAGGCGACTTTGTTCAAGTTAAGGCATCCGTAACGGGCATCACGTTCAACGTCAGCGGTGGAATCGTATGACGATTAACGTATATCCGCCGTACGGATCGGGTCCAAACAACCCTGTCAACATTACGTTTCCGCCAACCTCACTCGATGCGTTCGGGCGGTTGCAAGTTTCTGAGCCTTATACGCTGTTCGACAGTCAGAATCGTTACGCTACGGACAATCAATTTGATACGGCACTAACGGGAACCGGAACGACGTCGTTCCTGACTAACGAAGCCGCCGTAAATATGGAAGTGACGAGCGGAGGAGTTGGCTCCGTTGTTCGGCAGTCTTATCGATCCCTGCCTTATCAGCCCGGCAAGGGGCTTTTAGTGTTGGCGACATTTGTGATGTCGAGCAGCACTAGCGCAAACTTGACCCAACGCGCGGGTTATTTCAATTCCGAAAACGGCGTGTTTTTCCAAAAAACAGGAAGCACGCTTTCGTTTGTTTTGCGTTCTTTTGTGACTGGCGTTGCAAGTGACGCTCGAACCGTCAACCAGTCCTCATGGAACGGTGACAAGTTAGACGGCACCGGGCCTAGTGGTATTACGCTTGATGCCAGTAAAGCGCAAATTTTGTGGATGGATTTTGAATGGCTTGGCGTAGGTTCCGTGCGATGCGGATTCGTCATCAACGGGATCTTTTACCTTTGCCATACATTCAATAACGCAAATATCATCTCGAATGTGTACATGACGACGGCAACTTTGCCGGTGCGTTATGAAATCACTTCTGTAACAGCGGCCGTTGCCGCATCAATGAAGCAGATTTGTTCGACGGTAATATCAGAAGGTGGTTACGAACAAGCGTCAATTGACCACATAGCAAGACGAACAACGGTACTTGGAACGATCAACACGGCCGCAAATTTTCTTCCGGTAGTGTCGATTCGATTGGCGGCGGGTCGCACGGGCGCTGTTGTCATCCCAAATCGAATTCAGTTTCAACCGACAACTTCGCAAAACTACGAACTTGCATTGATTAAAAATCCAACGTTGACCGGCGCTACATGGGCAGCAACTGTTCCATCAGATACCAATGTTGAATTTGACGTAGCGGCTACAGCGATTTCTGCGGCCGGCACGATTGTGCAAACCGGGTATATCTCAAGTAGCGGCGGCGGCGGTCAGGCAAGTACGTTGGCCCCGACGGGTTATAACTGGGATTTGCAACTTGGCGCGACGATTGCTGGCGTCAGTGACATTTATACTTTAGGCGTGCGAACCATTTCGGGCGCCACAACGGGCGACGGCGTCGGTTCCATCTCGTTCTACGATCTGACTCAATAAGGGGCGACCATGCCGCTGCAAAAAGGAAAGTCTCAGGAAACCATCAGCAGCAACATCAGCGAGATGGTTCATGCCGGTCACCCGCAGAAGCAGGCAATTGCCGCTGCGCTGCAGACGGCTCGCGAGTCAGCGAAGGGCGGCTTGCGCATGCCTAAGCCCAAAATGCCAAGCCTCGGCAAGCCAATGAAGTTGCATACCGGCCCGATCCATAGCGCCGTGGCTGGTCGTACCGATCACCTTCCTATGCACGTTCCGTCCGGGTCCTATGTGATTCCGGCCGACATCATTTCGGCCATGGGTGAAGGCAACACCATGGCTGGCTTCAAGCAAATGAAGCGCATTTTTGGTGGCACTCCGTATGGCGGTAAAAAGCAGCCGTACAACGTCGCGGGCGGCCCTTACGGCATGTCGAGCGATATGCCTTATGGTCAGGGCGCCGGTCCGTACGGCGGTGAGTTGCCGGGCAAGGCTGAAGGCGGAGAAACCGACTCGGTGCCGATCGTGGCTGCCGGCGGCGAATACGTCCTATCGCCCGAAGAAGTTCGTATGGTTGGAGAAGGAGATTTAGAAGTCGGACACAAAGTCCTTGATGAATTCGTAAAGCGATTCCGTAAAGAAACTATCAAAACGTTACAGAAACTACCCGGACCAAAGAAGGATTAATTATGGCTGACGATATCAAGATCAGAGTTGCGACCGCCGAAGACCTCGACGAGATTATGAAAATCGCGTTGGCGGCATGCGAAGAGAACGGATTTCTTAACCCAAACCCGCAGAAACTGGCCGCTGAGATTTGGCCAGCGCTGCATCAAGATCACGGCATTTGTGGCGTCATCGGCAAGCCGGGCGGCCCGATTGAGGGTGTTGTCTTGTTGCGCATCGGCAGCATGTGGTACTCCGATGCTCAGGTTGTCGAAGAGAAGGCTATTTTCATTCACCCAGAATTTCGTAGCGCCAAAGGCGGACGCGCTAAGCGCCTGTGCGAATTCAGCAAGAAGGTTGCTGATACCCTTGGAATTCCGCTGATTATCGGCGTACTATCCAATAGCCGCACAGAAGCCAAAGTTCGCATGTACGAGCGCCAGTTTGGCAAACCAAGCGGTGCTTTCTTCCTCTACGGCGCAAAGACCGGAGAGTTCCAGAGAATGGAGCAGTAAATGGGCGGCAAAACAAGTAAGAGTACCCAAACAGTATCCATTCCACCGGAGGTACTGGCGCGGTATAACGCAGTTAACGCGCGTGCTGAAGACGTCGCCGGCCGGCCGTTTCAGCCGTACTCTTACAATCCCGCCGACTTTGTCGCTCAATTGACTCCGACCCAGTTGGCGGGTATTCAGAACGTCAACTATGCCGCCGGACAGGCTCAGCCGTATTACGACGAAGCCACCAATCAGTTGATGGGCGCCCAGATGGCCGCTGTGCCGTATTATGGGCAGGCAGGGCAGGATGTTGCTGCCGGTCAGGGTTATGGCATGGCCGGCACTGAGGCCGCCCAGAATCTAATGTATGGCGGTATTAACGCCGCCTATCCGCTGAATTATCAGGCTCTCGGCACATACCAGCAGGGGTATGGTCAGGGCCAGCAGTTGCTTGGACAGGGGATTGGCCAGTATTACGGTGCGCAAACCGCTGCAGATCCGTTTCAAAGGGCTGCGGCAGGCAACATTGGCGCTGCTCAGGATGTCGGCTCGCAGTTGGCTCAACAGGCATATGCTCAGCAGGCTCGCGCTGGTGCCGCTGCAGATCCGTTCAATTACGCGGCATCTGGCGCATTTCAGCAAGGATACGGTCAAGGCCAGCAACTGCTCGGACAGGGCATTGGTCAGTTGTATAGCGCCTTAGGCGCAGCACAACCGCTGCAATATCAGGCAGCAAGCGGAATTCAAGAAGCCACTGGGATTGGTCGTCAGTTAGGCGCGCAATCGTATGGAACGACGCAGCGCGCCGGCCAAACGACGATGCCAATCAACTATCAGTCGTTGAGCGGATTGGAGCAGGCATTCTTGGCCGCTCAACCGTACACGCAAGCCGCAACAGAGCGTTACGGCGTCGGATTGGAAAGAGCCGATCCTTTACAACAGTATTCGTTAGAAACGTTGCGTCGAGCCGGATTGACCGGCGAAACGGTTTCCGGCGAAGCGCTTGCCAATCTTGCTCGCGCTGGATACGCCGCGCAGCCTTTGCAGCAATTGGCTCAGGGCATTTACGGTGAGGCTTATCAGGGCGCTCAGCCATACAACCAAGCCGCCCTTCAGCAGTATTACGGCGGCCTTGGTGCCGCTGGTCCGTTGAGTCAGCAGGCTTTGCAAAACGTCGCCGCCGCTCAGGCTGGCGCACAGCCGTATCAGCAATTTGCGACCGAACTCGGTCTTGCCGCTGCGCGCCCAGTTTCTCCGGGTCAATTGACCGGGTTCGAGATCGGTCAATACATGAGTCCGTATATGTCGACCGTGGTCGGTCAGACGCAGGCTCTGCTCAATCAGCAGGCTCAGCAGGCTCAGGCCGAGCAGACTGGCAATGCAATTCGTGCAGGCGCCTTTGGCGGCGACCGTGCTCGCATCGCCGCTGCAAACCTTCAGCAGCAACAGCAGTTGGCGCAGGGCAAGGTTCTTGGCGACCTTCTGCAGTCTGGCTACGGTCAGGCGCTACAGACCGCGCAACAGCAACAGCAAATCAATCTTGCTGCCGAGCAAGCCAACCGCGCCGCTCAACAGGCTGCCGCAGGTCAGTTGCTTGGCGTTGGTCAAACCGGATTCGGTCAGGGCATCACGGCCGCTCAACAGCAAGCCGCGTTGGCTCAGCAATTGTTTGGTCAGCAAATGGCGGCCGGTCAAGGCATCGCAGGCCTCGGGCAGCAGACGTTTGCTCAAGGCCTCTCGGCTGGTCAGGCGCAGCAGGCTCTCGCGCAGCAGTTGTTCGGCCAAGGCGCCACGACTGCTC